GGATAATTCTAGTTGATTCTTCTTGAGCTGAGATCTTTTCTTCGGCTCTGGCCAAAGCAATGATAGCATCTGCCATCTTATCGATCTTTTCTTCAATTCGATCTAGTCGCGTTTTTTCGTTTGCGTTCATGTCATCCATATTCCCATGTTAAATCTATTTTTGTGGTTATTCGAAAGAAGCTGCGACTTGCTTTCTTACTTCCGGTGATAATTCTTTAAAGTGATATAAGTTTACACTATCATCAGTGTGTACTTTACCTGTCATTACTTGGCCGTCAACTTCATGTTGATCACCAGTCCATTCCTTTCCATCTGCAGTGTAATGACCTTCTGACTTCCATGTTGCTGCTTCGTATACTTCATACCCATCTTTTTTTAGTTGGCCTGCTTCTTTATTTGTTGAAGGAACCCAAAATTTATCATCATCTCCCATAAATACTTGAGTTATATATTTCTGTTTAGAAGCAGCGCGCTTGGCAGCTTGAGGACTTGAAAATTTAGCTATATTAGAACTTGGTATTTTACCTTCTTCAAGATCAGTAGCTTCACCCAGCAACTTAGCCTTATTGTCGTTATACCATGCGGCGTCAGCTGGTTCAGCATTTCCGCCAATCTTAGCAGCAGCCATTTTAGCGCCTTGCCATTTTCTCCAAGACTTTGACGGGCTTAGTTGCTTTCCTGTTTTCTTGTCATAAATGATCCAATCAGCACTTGCTTCAAATATCTTATATGCTTCTTTGATTTCGCTTATAGTCGAATCAATACTAAACGTCTCAGTCTTAACAAACGCTTCAATCAAACCTTGATCATCTTCTTTAAGCGCAAGTGATGCTACTTTCTCTAGGCGGAGCGTGTTGAGGCTCTTCTTCTCTTCAACCTTCTCTTCAACGATCGCGGCATCATCTGCTTCTTCAATCTCTTCTCCTTCAGGACGGCGAGAGCTCTTTTTGGGATAGATGATCTTAACAGGATTATTCGTAATGAAGATCAACTCTCCGTCTAAATCGAGACCAGCTGCAGTAGCATTTCCATTAACGTGATTCAACTTATTCATGACTCCAAGTTTAATCGATCCAGGTCTTACTGTAGAGATAAGCGTCTTTAAGTCATGCTTCTTAATAAGCTTTGCTTGTTTTGCTTTATCTCCGTTAGTTCGAGTCCATGCTTGTTCGAGCTTTTTGAAAGGTACAACCTTTGCCTCATGGAGCTCAATCGTATAGATAGCGGTGTTTGTGTTTAGTATTTTCATGTTTCCCATTTAAGATTAAGTTATTATATTTATAAAAATCTCACCCTCCAAATTCATGTCCAGCGACTCTTTTCATTTGTTTTTTATATTCTTCGAAGTTTGGTTTTTCTTTATACAATTTGATTGAAATGTTATCGCGTTCTTTACCCTTGATGCGCCATTTGTAGCCGCTTTCGAGGTGTTCAGGTTTAGTTACTTTAACTACTCGACGCTTAAAACCATCTTCCCAAGTTTCACTTTTACCTTCGCCTTCGTTAACTGATTCTTTTTTGACTTTAGCGGCTAAGTCTTTATCAGCACCGCCCCAAGTACCTTTGCTTTTTGAGATAAACGAGTTAACACGAGCAAATGCCCACTGCTGAGGTGTTGTTCCTGGGCGATGGCTTGTCTTATACGCTCCCATACCGCGATCAAATACGCTTTTTAGGACACTATACGCAATACCAGATTCTTCCGACTTCTTTTCAAGTCCTTTAATTTGTTTTTCGCTTAGTTGACCAGGTGTACCCTTTTTGTAGGTTTCAGCTGCTTTATCTGTACCATCTTCCAGTGCTTCTTCAAGCGATTGAATAAAATACTTATTGCCTTTACTACATACTACGTAATTAGATTTACGTTCTTGGATAGTAATTTCAACATTGCCGTTTGCGTATACAGTATCACCTTCGTTAAAAATAGCGCCTGAAATATACCGTTCACGTTTCTCAGAAACCGTTGGAAGTTGAATATGCTTCCGAAAGTTCGTCATTTCTTTTAGTCCCATTCTTTTACGAAGGAGATTAAAGAGCCCCATATCATCGCCGTAGTCTCTAGGTATTCCGCTTGAGAATGCTTTAAAATCACCATCAGTTGCAGCTGCTCTCATTTTAGAAGCAGACATTCCAGAAACACCATCAGCATCTGGATCTCTTTCGCCTGCCGATTGCAATGTGATAGTGTCGAATTCATAGAAGCCGTGTCTAGATTTAACACCATTAAACTTATTCAATAATGTTTTGAATTCTTTAATGCGATCTGATCCAACAATCATTGTAACATCAGTATAGCCTTGATCATATAGTTTTACCGCGATGTTGAATACGGTTTTTATCTTTTCATCAAGTATGATGTTGCGAGCGTACTTAGGAAACATCTTACGCATGATAGATACCTTCTCTTTGTACTTGAGAGGATCAGTATCAGGCTTGTTTGATTGTGATGCAAAGATCTTATAGTCACGTCCGCTTGCAATCTTGATGACAGCTTTGATGAGCTTTTCATGACCGACCGTAGGAGGATTGAATCTACCAAATGTAAAAACTATCTCCTTCTTCTTCGCTTCTGTAAACTGCTTAAATGATTTCATTATTTAGATTTGACTTTTTTCATCTTAGATAGTTCATCGAGTCGACTCTTTCGCTTTTTTGCTTGATACGCAAGTAAGCCGTCAGGATCAATATCGGTTCCCGCCTGCTGTGTGTAATCTACAGTGAGGAAGTCTTTGAAATTTATCGGCAACTTGTTCATAATTCTATTTATATATTTTTGTTACTATCGCTCCCAACCCTTAATGGTATCTGGAGAAAAGTTGTTAGTTGAAAATTCTAGGCGGTCGACCAGTTTTACTGCGCCGTTAGAGGCTGTATCGATTGCAACAAAGCCTTCAGACCCAGTAACCTTAAATCCGTTCTTAGTGCGAATGAATGTGTCAAGTTGTTTCACCTGATCTAGTTTACTTATGATAAGCAGCTTAGCATCAACAATCGCGTTCTGAAGTTGGTACATTAGATCAAGGTTTTTCTTATTCTCTTTTGAGAAGAACTTCATTTCCTCTTCGTGCTTTGCTGTAACGTTTGCTTTGCCCTTATCGCTTGAACGTTTTTCATATTCCTTCTTAAACTTCTCATCAAACCATGTGATAAGATCTTGAACATGCTTAGTCGTATTTCCAATGCGTTGTCCTTTACGAACAAGAGTATTATTGAATGTCTCAAGTTTAATTGCAAGAGCTTGATTGGATTCAAGTTCTTTAAGAGTTGAGCCCGCGATCTGTTGAAATATCTTTCCAGCTTTGGCAAGTGCCTCAGATACTTGTTTTGTTCCGCTCGCAGATAGAGTCGCTTTACCTGAAATATCTCTGAAGTTAGCATCTTGATACCAGACAGAAGCTTTCTTTTTGAGGCCTTTTAAATCAACCTTAAAGGATGCTTTCATTGATTCAAAGTCTTTTCCTGTGTATGTAGTATGCCATACAACACCGAGATTCGCCTTCTGTATAGTTTTAGCGAGTGCTGATTTCGCAGGTACCGCATAAACAATAGTGTTAGGCTGAAAGGTTATATACTTCTCACCGTCGATTGATTCAGTTGCTAAATCACTTTTAGTAAACATGATATCACCTTGAATCACGTCTTTAATACCAAGATCTTTCAATTCATTAAATGCAATCACTAGCTTTTCTGCAAGATCGCCAGATGTGTCAGCTCTTACTTCAGCTTCTGACTTATACACTTTAGGATCTTTATTGAAGATACCTTTCTTAGCAACAAAGAATTGGCCATCTTCTGGATCGATACCAGCAAAAACTGCAGGAGCTCCATCCCATTTGACGGTTACATCAGTTGAAGAATTGCTATTTCCTGCTAGCATATCTCTTAAAGAGCGGAGAGCAAAGATCGCTTCTCTCGTTCCTTTGACACCGCCATAGATGACTGCATCCTCAAGATGTTGCATGTGAGTATTCTTACCAGCTTTGGAAGCTTCGGCTAGATATGTTTTAAATGTTTTCATCTTAAATTCTTTAATTGGTTTGCCGTTAGGCTCTTCAATTTCTAATACTAAATTAGTATCGCCTGCTTTATAAATTCTATGGTATTCCATTTTTGAAATTTTTAAAACATCACCTTCTTTTAACTCGTAGGGTACAGCGTTATCCATTTGAAACATCCATCCATCACCTTCTAGTATTGTAATAACACGATCTGCTCGATCACGGTGCCAAACCAATTCATCTGATTCAATGTTAGATTCAAATGTACGAATCTTTACTTTACCTTTTGTGTTATCTGTATATGGTTTACTCATATTACCAAAAAAAGGATCCTCCGCCTTTTAGACCAAGCTGTGATGCATATCGTGGAAGATTGCAGGACCAATAGCCTGGCTTTGTTTTATCTTTCTTTAAATGGCATTGGTGTCTAGCAGCGAAAGATTTGCGAGCTGCTGGATCATCGATCTTAGCCTTAAGACCAGATGTGTCACCAAACTGAACCTTGATTACGTTCCCCTTGTCATTCTTAACGTAGACAAAAAATTTCTTTTTGCCACCACGCTTTGGATCGTTCAATTCAACTTCCTTACCCTTATATTCTGCTTCAATCAATGGATGATCTAATGGTACTTCTTTACCTTCATGCATTGCAAGCTCACCAATATCTGTTGACATAAGATACTCGTCGAATTCATTCAAAGGATTCACCGCGGATTCTTTCATCTGTCTTGCGTGACAAAATAGTTTATAATAATTCTCCGAGTGTGGTCGGAAAATGTTATGTGCTAATGGGATTTGATTCTCTCTATGGAATCTTAGTGCTGCGTCGAGTTGACTCATTATTTTTCTTTTATGATTATATATGAGCTAGAATCAGATGTTGAACTACCTGCGTAATTGATGATTTGCGTAATAAACTTATTAGCTTTAATGCCACCTTTCGCAATAAGATTGAGCACATACAATCCACCGAGTTTACCGTGAATCCAAATTCCAGGATTTTTACCAATAGCATTTAGTTTTTCTACTACTTCTTTCTCGGTAATTTTCTTATCAACGGTCTGAAGCAATTTAGTAAACTTGGCAATAGCCTTTTTATCACCACTAGCGATGAGTAATGCTTCCTTTTTCATTGCTGAAGTTTTAGGAAGCTCTGTACGATAAATTCTCTTTGCTGCATCTGATAATACTCCCCAAGATGCACCACCACCACGAGCGCCTTTACCCTTGATTTCGACTTTATGCGTACCAAATGCGTTATTATCGCGGATATCAAGTTGACCAGCTTGGTGCGTAATGTAATTGGCTTTAGTTGTATACCACTCGCCGCGCTTTAGTGCTTTAATATGACCAGCACTATACTTATAGTCTTCGGTTTCAGGAGGACGTTCAACATTCTTTTCTACACCTTGTGCACCTTTTGCAACCTTCTTCAATGATATTCCAACTAAACGCTTTTGTAGATAAAGATCTAGAATATCATCGTTCATATCTTCTACAGTTGTAGTCGATATTTCCTTTACTGAGAAGTCTGAGTCAGCAACCCAAATGTCTCCAGGATTCCACTTATCGTCAGGTAGCGGTTTAAAACCGTTGTTCTTGAAAGCTGTATTTTTAGCAGAATATATTGCCTTCATCAAAGAATCGTCGCGATGAAACGTCATTCCCTTTTCAATGATACGATTTTTAATTGCGTATTGTGCAGAGAGATAAGACGAAACTTTCCATCCTTCGTCAATTGCTAAAATCTCTTTAAGCGAAGATTTACCAACACTCACTGACTTAAATGCTTTAGTAAGAACTTTATCAGTGAAACTTTCAATCGGCATAGCAGAACCAATATCAAGCATTGCTGCCATCCATACACACTGTGCAGATTCACCAATTGCAGTACCAGTTGTACCACCACCTGCTCCTGCTCCACCACCAAATTCTGGTGTTTTCAGTAGATCAGATATGGATATTTCAGAGCCACCTTTACCGATCAGTTTGAATACTTTACCATCTTTTTTGAATTGTTCAATAGCTGCAAGAGCTGTTGAAGTATCAGTAACAAGAAATTCTCCACCCTTTGCGAGGGTAAGAGGTTCTTGCTTACGAATCTTGTTCGCTAAGATCTCAGTGCGAGCAGTACCGCTATTTGGCCCACCAGTTGCTGGTTTCTTTAATTCACTTGGAGCAAGCTTAGTTCCTTCAAGGAGAAACGTCTGGAAGGATTTTAGTGTATTAAGCATATGTTTCGATCATGCGAGTGAGTTCAGATTCAGAGACACTTACGCCAGACTTAATAGTACCAGCCATCATGTTTAAAGCACGGGATAGTTTTCTTAAATTAGCAGATTGTTTAGACTTACCTTTACGTAGCATGTCGACAACTGACTTACGTGTCTTTAAGTCCAGATCGAAACTACCATCTAACTTGATCTTACCAACAATGGTTTCCATGAAGTCATAGATCTCAGTTTCAGTAGGGTCAATCTCGATCATAAACGCTCGAGTACGAAGAGCACCATCAGGATCAAGTTTGTCCATCTTCAAGTTCGAGATAAAGATAACCTTACCCGTGAAGTTGAAGTAACGTGGGATCAAATTGGCATCGATCAATTCTTGAGGATCTTCGTATTCGTCAGGTTCAACAACGTTCTTCCCCATCTTATTCCAAACCAACTTGCGAATCTTCTTAGTATCAGTAGCAGCTTTAAAAATGTTACGTGCTTCTTGATCTTTCAGTGCATCATCAGAATCATCAAAAAGAATAATACCGTCTTGATTCTTAAACAAGAGTGAGTAGATACCTGCAGCAGATGCTGTACCAGTGTTCTTAAAGTAACCATTACCATCAGACAAACCTGAATCTTTTAGTACCTTTTCAACGGTGAATGTCTTACCAATACCACCACGACCTGCAATGAAGAGTGCGTTCGCTGCACCAGATATTGTCATCTTAATCAGATTCTCTAAGTCAGCCAATTGCTTTTCATAATCCAATCGCTCACGGCTTGCTTCTAATTCGTCAAGCTGAGGATTATGTGAGTATGTTTCTTTAGAAGTTCCTGAGCGGACAGTACCACGGGTTGTGCCGATCGCTGATAGAATTTCGCTCCTTTGAGAAAGAAGTTTCTTAACATCTGCAGCACTTCCAGACCAATTGTACTTTCTTCCATCCTTTGCAATGATAGCTGGATTTCTAGCTTCCATTTCGTCGAAGATTTTTATACCAACCGACTTCCAAACTTTAAACACCTTTTGCTTTGTAAAACCTGGGCTTGAGATAAGAGAAACTACATTATCATATGCATCTTCTGGATTAACTGCTTCATTCAACTCTTCGCATTCTTCGCCGTCTTCTAGGCTTTCGTTGAGAGGAGCACCCATTGGGTATGTTACAAATTTGCCAGGCTTTACCTTTCCAGCTTTGATCATATCAGCAAGCTGTGGGAGAATTTGTACTAATGATACATCTGCTTCAAAAGAGATATGATGGTTTGGTCCTGCCGATGAACCATTCCATAGATCGATCGAAGATAGATTATTAGTGTTAGCTGATCCAACAGACTTCCAATTGAATCTCCATGATTCAATCTTTTTGCCTGGAGCATAGAATCTTACTCCATACCCAGCGCCATTTGAGTTTTTGAACTTCTCTAATCCTTGAGTTACAAAAATCTTGTTGTTACCAGTCGCTTTGCGAAGGTACTTAAGCATTATAACAGAGGCTTTTTCGAGAGATCCTGTAGAGAGCTCTTCAGTAATGTATTCTTTAAATTCTAGCATTGTTCCCATGGTGTGTTAAGTTAAATGTTGCTACTTAAGTCTATTTATAACAAAAGAGATTTTAATATTCTGCCCATTTGCAGTTTTTCCAGCGGCTCTGCTCAAACCAACGGATGAACAGTCCTTTTTCCCTTCCATGAGCTTCAATCTCCCACGGAAGATCGTAATAATGCGTCTTATTGAGATTGATATTATTGCCTTTCCATTTACTTAAATTAAAAGAATTAGTGTCCTGTAGTTCACCTCTAGCAAACTGCTTTACGTGTACTATCTCATGCGCAATAGTTTCTAACATTGTCTGGAGCGGTTGAGTTGAGTCAACTCGTATTGTAAACTCTCTTGGTCGTGTGCGACTATCTTCCCATATACAGTCTCCAGCAACGTTATCCTTTTGACTCAGTCGAGGAATGAGGTTGATGTCTATGCATAGTCTATCTCGCAGCCGCGGCATTAACTTCATAGCAGCGCAGCGCGCGAGATCCTCTGCCATCTCGCGCTTCTTTCTACCAGATCCGATTGCAGTAATATTCATTATATCTTAAACGCGCTGAAGTCCTTATTAGGTGTCGATGGTGCAGATGTTATTTCATCACTTGACAATGTCTGAGCAGAAGCTTCAACATCGTATAATCTCATCTTCGATCGATCAATACCTACACAAAACCTTTTGTGTTGAGAGATGTCATTATATCGATTCTTCAATTGCTTTATCATTACTTGATTTGCTGCTTCAAGTTGTTCAGTTGATATAAGAGCAATCATAAGATCACATGTTGCTGGCAAACCAAAACTCTCAGATGTATCGGTAATCTCAACATCGGTATTACCGAATCCAGTACGAGTTGATTGTGTCGCAGACCAAATAGGAACATTGAACTCGACAGCCAAACCGCGGATCTCTTCAGCAATTGCTTTGATATAAGAGTAAGTATTGATAGAACCTCCGAGACCTTTCATGCGTGAGCTTGCACAGATGTTAAGGTAATCGATATAGATGACATCAGGAGTAAACTTCTTCTTCATCTTCAGTTCATTTAAGAGTGCACGAAAATGACCTACGTGGGCAGATGCAGTTGGATACTCTTTAATGATTAACTTACCTTGTGTCTTATCGTTGATATGTTTTACCTTGTTGACGAATGTAGACTTATTAAGATCTTTAAGCGTAGCGATATCAACATCAAATAGGTTTGCATCGATGCGTTCAGCAATCTTCTCTTCTGCCATTTCCATTGTAATGTATAACACATTCTTACCTTGTGATAAGGCATCAGATGCAAAGTGACACATCGCCAAAGATTTTCCAACACCTGTACCAGCAAGTACAATATTCAATGACTTACGTGGAACACCACCTGCTGTGATAGTGTTTAGCATCTCTAAATCGAATGGAGTCTTATCTTCTTTAAGATGATAAAAGTCATATCGCGATTCAGCATTATCTAAGTAGTCGTGGCCAACATTAGTATCGAAGTTGACTGATAGTGCTTTAGTTAAGATATCAGGAATTGCTCCTTCTGCCTTCTCAGATTTGCCATCAATAATAGAAATTGCTTCCATTAGTCCGAGATAGACAGATCGATCTTTGCACCATGTTTCAGTCGATTCTAATAACCATTCAACATCGACCTCGTTCTCGTTACGCAGCTCTTTAATTAGTGAGAGTGTGTCATTCGCGATTGGGCGATTAACATACTCAGAGCTTTGGAACTCAACTTCAAGTACTGCTGGGGTTGGAAGCTTATTATACTTAGTTATGAATCTTAAGAATAAGTCATATACCGCTTGATGTTGTTCTTCGAAGTATTCGCCTTTAATATGAGGAATAACTTTTCTGCAAAAGCCTTCATCATTAGTCAGTGTCTTGAGTATTATCGTCTGTAGATTTTGTGGCATTTCCGATTTGTGCGTCCTGATTATTTAAGATTTCTGTTAAGATATTTCCAATGTAGTTTCTGAACTCGTCGCTCGATTCTAACTCTTCTGCAGTATATGGATCTATTGCTCTTTCAATTACGAAATCGAAAAGTATACGGGCTAAGTCATTTTCAACATCTTCTTCGATAGTAACTTTACCGTATGTATAGATTATATTTGCATAAAGACCTTCTAAGATCTTAATAGAATACAGCTCTGAGTCTACCTTTTCAACAAAAGTATATTCTTTACTCATCTTCAATCGATGGTTCAGTTTCAAGCCGAAGCTCTTCAAGCATTGCGCCATGAGCAACCTTATATCGTTTTTCAATAGCAGTTTCAAAGTCTGTAGAATTAAAGATCTTTGTCCAGAATTCTTCAGTCATTGTTTGTGCAGCTCGAAGGTTTCCACTCAACTCTTCTTTTGTTGCAGGATTCATTGCCATATACCAACCATTCTTAGGTTTAACGACATAACCTGTTTCAAGAGCAAGATCTAATAGACCTGACCACTTCTCAATACCTCCGTCCCAACTTACACTAATTGGGATCTTAGACTTCTCCTTCACAAAGCGAGACTTTTCGATATTAATAATGAAGTGGTAACCTGAGATTTCAGTACCAGTCTTTTCTTGACGACGGCCAATAATCCACACATCATTTGCACTGTACATAACACCTGTGCCACCAGAAACTACTGCCTTTGAGAACATCTCCTGTGTTTGATACGTATGATTAACAGCAAGAAGAGGAATATCTTTAAGTGTCAAGAATGGTGTAATCATTCTGAATAGACCTTTAAGAGCTTTTGCTCGAGTCATATCAGCAACTGATTTCATATTCTCAGCATCATCAATTTCTTTCTTCGATGCAATATTACCAATAGAATCAATCACCACCATCACTCTATCCTTACGATCAATTTCAGTAAGCTGATGAACAAGATCAAACTTGAGTTCTTCAATATTGGTAACAGGTGTATGTAGTACACGAGATGTGTCAATACCGAAACTCTCAAAGTAAGATTGAGGTGAACCAAACTCCGAATCATAGAACATGAGGACAGCATCCTTATGCTTCTTCATATAAGCACCAGCCATCAAAAGGGCAAACGATGTTTTGAAGTGCTTACTTGGACCAGCTAACACTGTTAGACCTGAAGAGATACCACCTTTAGTGGAACCAGAGAGTGCGACGTTAATCATC